TTTTATCAATAGTAGAAATACCTTGTTTGCCAAGTTTCATTAATTGTTTAACTTTACCAGTATTGGAATAATACCGTTTTAACATTTTACCTGCATATTCTGGGTAACCATCATAATGTCCATAGGTGGATGCTATTTTACCACTCGGTGCTTCAATACCAACCGACCAGCGAGTCCCTTCTGTTAATACTGATTGAATTTCTTCTCTAATAATTTCTTTTATTTGTTCTTTAGAAACTGTTAAATTCATTTTCTTCCTTTTAGGAGATCGTTTTTGACCTACCTTTTTCTTTAATAAAGCCAATAATTTAGCATTCTTTTCTTTATCTGTATCAAAGGTTATTTCCATCCCTACTTTATCATCCGGAAGTTGAGGTTTTATTATAGTAATCTTTACCTTCATAATTCCAGCGTCTTTAGTCATTGGTAATATTGTTTTTTTCATAAAATCTATATTACCTTTTATAGTTTGTTTCATTTCATTTCCCCTTAAACGAATCAATAGCTCTAAAAACTGGCATCTGATTCTTCAATTTCTTAATTTTTGATTCTACTCTACTAAATTCTTTTTGAACATTTACTAAATCTTTATGTAATTTATTTAAAAGTTTATATTCTTTATCACCTTTCATTCCTTCTCTTCCCATCAAACTTAACATTTCAACTAATGAATTAACAAGTAAATTCTGTCTATGAGAATTTGTTGGTACAGCATTAAACATTTGATAGTGCATATCCAACTGTCTCCGTTGCCAATCAAAATTTGGATTTTTTCCAGCATTTGCTGCTTCATTTACAGATTCCATTGGATGACTTTTCATATATTTAACGAATTGTCTTGCACCATCAATATATCCTAATAATTCTTTCTTATCCACCCCTTTAAAATATCCACTCTTTAATACTACATTTAAAATACCCTTTAAATTTTTATTTTTATTTCTCATTACTATACCCTGTAATATATCGGATTGGTCGGAAGATAATATACCCATTCCACCTTCATTTACGGATTCTTTAACTACTCTCATTCCAACTTCGTGATATTTATCTGAATTAATTAATTTATTATAGAGAATAACTCCAGCTCTTTTAGATTTAGCTACTTTCATTATTTTTTCTTTACCTGTTTCATCAGCAACATATACTTCCCATTTAGCTACTTTATAACCACTAAATAAATCTTTTGATGAAGTTGCTTCAGTTAAATTACTTTGTGCAATCTTTGAAACCGAACCTAATAATTTAGAAGAATGTTCAATGAATGCCATTTCAAATTTGTATAATTGTTTTTCTAATCTAAGAATTTCATTGTTTGGTGATTCAGTTTTTAAAGTGTTTAATTGTTTTCTAAGTTTACTATATCTTTCGATAAACTCATTACGAGCCTTATGTATATTATTATAAGCTTTTTGTGCCTTAACCCCCTCTTTTAATTTTTTAGCCTTATTAAATGTTTTCATTTCTTTCATTTTATCTTTAATTGCTTTATCAAACGCTCTTGGATTTGTTCTAAATACATACAATACTTTACCGATATCATATTCATCTGCCAATTCTTTTGCTGCCTGAACCTCATAAGATGATCTCATATCTTTTGTGAACTCACCAAACATACTTGCATAACTCTCTCTTACAATTGGTTTAAGTACTTCACGAATTTTTCTGATTACTTCTTTTGCGACTTTTTCTGGTTTACCTTTATGTTTAGTAGATGCAAAATCTTCTGCATCTGAATCAGACATATTATCGGCTACATCTTTAACTTTATCCGAAACTTTGGATGGTGAGAGTTCACCTTTCTGAAGTGCATGAACCATTCCCATAAATCGTTGTTGAGATTTAGATTTGGCAGGCATGTTATTCTCCTCGTATTATTTTATTAATTATATCTTCAGCTTTACAATACGAACCACAAGTTCTACCTTGTTGGTTATCCACATTTTCACTTAATGGATACATAAATGCACCGTGTGTAGATGGATTTGATACGAAGTCAAATGCTATTAATTCAAAATCTTTACCTACCTTTAACATTGGTTGGTCATTATCATCTTCATGCACTGCCTCTACAGAACCCATTCCACGAGAACTGATTCCTAATTTTATTCCATTTTTAAATAATTCTCTTAAAATATTTCCACTTGGTGTAGTTAATATTTCTACTGTTCCCAATAGATTATCACCTTCAAAATGCATCTCAGTAATATTGTGAGATACATTCTGTAAATTTACTACTGAACTATCTGGGTGGTCTAATTCACCAAGAGCTCTTTTTTGTTTAACATATCCCTCAGAGTAATTCTTTGCTTCTCTTGTTAAAATATCTTTCGGATACACTCTACCATTTTGGTTCTTTGCATCTGCCCTTTGTAATACTCCTTTAACTACCAACTTACCATCATTTTCTTTTAATGATTCGTTAACTTGGTGCTTTGATACTTCAAACGGAATGTAATCTACTAATAGTTCTCTCATTTTATTTCATCCTCTTAACCATTAGAACACTATCTCTCATATATGCTGTTACCCCAGATTTATAAGACTTTATTATTTCTTTAGCCAATGCCCTATTTGTTGAATTGGGGTCTTGAAGAAATACTTGTTCTAAATCATACATTTGTTTTCTAAATTTTTGTTCAGTTTTTACTATTTTTGATAAAGCTCTTTTTGCAAATTTTACATCATAGGGGCCTTCTGTTATAGATTCGTTTTCCATATCTTTGAACGCCTGTTCTTTAGCTTTTCGTTCCATTTCTTTTTCATCTCTGTCCATTTTAGCGTTTGCATCATCAGCAGCTTTCATAGCTTTCTTTTCGATATCTTTTGCTGAACCATCTTTGGTTGGTCGTCCACTTCCTGGCCCACCTTCTTTTTTTAATTTGTGAGCTTTCATTGTATCTTCAAGAGTAACTAATGGTGAACCAAAGTCTCTATTCAGAATATCAAGTCCTTCTTTTAAATATTTGTCGTTTTGTTTCATTGTAATTTCCCAACTTTATTAGCCAATTTAACTAATCGTTCTGAAATTTTACTCATTGCTTTATGTGTGTTCTTCCAATATGATTTTGAATCTATCTTTAACTCATTTTTTAATTTAACATTCATATCGATTAACTTACTTAATCCACTTAATGAATTACGAACTTCTCTCATTGAACGGCCAATCTTTTGTTTTGGTGTTAAGGATTCATCGTTACGATATTTTGTATACCGAGCTTCTTTTATTTCGGTTTTCTTATCAAGTTGTTTACCGAATGCAGTTTGTACTCGTGATACTTTTGTAATACCCTTCATACCTTTTTTCAAACTTCTAGCAACAACTGTTTTTGCTTGTCCTTTACCTTGTGCATCTACAATAATTTTACCTACACCATCAACAGTAACTGCCCACTTTCCCTCTACAACTTTAAAATCTGTTCCTGTCTTTGCAATCTTTTTTCTTTTTTCATTACCTTTAGATTGAAATGCGTTTGGTGTATCATATTCTCCACCAGCGGTTGCAGTTGTTGAGGCTTCTTTTATTTCTTTTTTAATTAAAGTACGAAGTAATTCCGTAAACTTTTTTCTATTTATTTTTATGGACATTATCTAACTCCCCTACCAATTCATAATATCTCATCAATGAAACAACATTAGAATCTTTTACATGAATTCCTTTTGTTGCAGTATCTGTATGAGTTATTGCTTCGGTTAATTTAATTTTAGTAATCTTATCATCAACTTTTCGTAAGTGTGATTTTAAGGTTTTTTTAATTTTAATAACTTCAGTATCTATGAATTCGCGCAAAGAGTTAGTGTTTGATAAATTATTTATATACTCTTTAAGCAAATTTCTCTGATTTTCATTTAGAGTGCTGTACTTTTTGTTGAATTTATCAACCAATAGTTGATAAGTTAACAACCTTAAATCTTTATCTTGTTTATTTAAGTCCTCTTGAACACCATCTTTAACCCTCTTAGTGCGTCTGACTTTAGTGATGTTCTCTATAATTGTTACTTTACTATCAGTTTCTTCTACAGGAGATATTTTCTCTTTTAAAGATTCACCTTCAAATACATTGTAAATTGAAGCCAAAAGTTTATATCCTGGTATTCGTGTATTGAAAAAGTCAGCAGCGTTATAACTTTCTTTAACCGTTTTAATCAAATTATATTTTTCATTTCGTAATTTACGATTTGATAAATGCCTACGACTTTTTATTACTGCTGAAAGCAAAATATTTGCTTGCTCAGTAGTTTTATATGTCTTTTCTGACAAAATCTTGTAAAGTTCATACTCTTTACCAAGTTCTGTATTTGGTTTAAATGTTTCTTTTAAAATACTAACTGCCTTACTGTCTTTTGTATCATTTAGTACATCAACAGTTATTTGGCGAGTCAGCAATTCGAAAAGAATTCCAGTATTTTTTATTTTACTGTGCTTCTTGTTATAATTCATCAAACACTCCATTCATGATAAGTTTATACATAAATAAATATAAAAACTTCAAATAATCGTTATTTATCTTCCGTAAAATCTTTATATTCTTTATCTATTTCTTCACTTTCAATTGTTTCTTTTAATATTTCTCTCGCTTTACTCCCAAAAGATTTTTTTAATCTATCAAAATGAGCTAAAGCCATAGGTATTTTTGGTCTACCAAGTGGATCTCGTCCTCTTGCACTACCATCTTTTCCATAGTGAGGGCCTTCTTTAGGTCTACCTGCTCCCGGCTGTCCACCTTCAGGTGCCCCACCTTCATCATCAAAGATAGAACCTGCTAATGTTTCAGGTGGTTCTGCCTCATCATCGGCTCCCAATCCAATTGCAGCCATATCACTTGGTGTTCCAACTGAATCACCACTAGCTGCAGGATCATTACCTTCTTGTTCTATTTGTGAATATCTAAATTTAGTTTTTTGATCATCCACTAATTCTTTTTCAAGTTGTTCTTGTTCTTTTGATGTAAAATTGAAAATATTTTTATACACCCAATCACTTGACATTAAACTATTGTCTTTTACATCACGAGCTAAATTAACTTTATTACTCCACAATTCAATCTTCTCTTGTTCATAAATTGTAGATGGATTAGTTAATTTCAATTCAAAGTTTACTAATTCTTCATCTGTATATCCTTGTGCGTATAAATGAACAACTGCAATCTTCGTCAATTCACTTGTTACAATTCTTTGAATTCTCTCAATTGTTCTTGCAAATCTAACATCTTCTGCGGCAAGTGTTGCTTTACTACCAAGACTTTCTTCATATCCTAAGAATGCTTTTGGTATTCTTAAAGCTGCTAACATACGATTTTTTAAATACTCAATGTCTTCTGTAGTTTCATATTGCATTCCTGGTAATGATTCAATTGATGTTCCACTATCACCACCACGAACTGGCATAAAGAAATCTTCTGTTAGATTCTGTATGTTAAATTTCAAATTATAATCACCAGTATTGTCATCCATAAAAGGTGTCTTCTTCATCTTGTTGATTATTCGTTGCATATAATTATCAACTTCATTTGGTGGAATGTTTCCAATATCAACTTTAAATACTCTCTTCTCTGGTGCTCTCATGATTCTGTGAATCAACATAGCATCTTCCATCAATGTAATTTGTTTCCAAACTTTACGAGCACTTTCTACCATTGACTTACCATACGGTAACATATTACTATCATTGGCTAATCTGAAGTGAGCAATTTGGAAATTCTCAAATTCAATCTTTTTATTTGTAGTTGAACGAGCAAAATAAGGATGTGCTTGTTCCATTGCTTCTAAATAGAATTTAGTATAATAAGGATTCTCTGGGTCTTCGCCTTCTACTCGAAGAATTTCATAAGCTGACATTGGAACTACATTGTGTATTCCATACTTATCACTAATATCTAAGTACAAAAAGAAGTCTCCATACTTACACATATTTCTTACCCACGGCCATAGATTAAATTCTATGTTCATAATGTCATAGAATAAGTTATGTAGTATTTGTTTTATTTGATCATTATCACTTTGTATTTCTAACGATTCTCCATACGCACTTTTCATTGTTGATTCATCTGCATAAGTATCGAGTGCAGATGCAATAATTGAATCTGACTCCATCGTTTCATAATCTTTAAATAAACCCAATCGTGCAGCCTGTATTTGTGCAAATGTGGAATATCCACTATTCGCCATATCCAATCCACTATGTAGTTTTGAATATCTATCAACCAAATGTGATTTCACTTGTGATTGAACTTGTTCTGTATCGGCTATTTTTAGTTTCTTACCACCAACATTTCTTACAATTACATTTGTACTAAATAATCGTTGTAATCTACTAAATAATGATTTATCTGCCATTTTTTACCTCTTTGTTAGTTATAAGAGCCATTTTAAAGACTCTTTTTTTCTTTCGTGGCCTACTTCCCATTCCCATTCACCATTATCATTGTCTTCGGGAGTGTATAGTCCATCAACATCTTGAAATCTATCAAGTGTTTTTTTTGTTAACTCAATTCCTTCTGTTCGTAATCTCAATGCAGTATCACGAACCCATAAACCTATAGCAAAAGACATTACCAAGTCATCATTGTAACCTCTCATTGCTTCTGCTCTATTATTTAAATAAATAAATGTAAATAATTCATCTATTAATCTACTGGAACGAACCACTACTGATTCATCCCTAAAATATTCCTCTAACTTTGCAATAATCAAAGGTCGAGTTTTCATAGTGGTTGAAAATCCAGCCACCATTTTCTTTTCTTCACTTCTAAATCGATTGTTCATTTGATGAGCAATATCGATATATCTTAAATCTTTACTCGTATAAAATAGATTAGGATAATCCCTATCTATTACTTGTTGGATGGTTGCCCAACCAATGTTATTGTTTTCTATAATTAGTAAAGCATCGTTATATTCTGTTGCAATACTAACCAACATATTACCAAAATCTTTTGTAGGAATCCTACCTTTATACTCTGCCACTTGTTCTACTTTTTCTACATCCATAACATGAAATGCACTATAGTCTGCTGCATCACCACGACCAACATCTGCCGTTACCACATAAGTTTTTGTATAATTAGGCGGTTCCCATATCCAACAATTACTATCAATCCCTCGTTTTTCAATTGGTTCTTTCACTTGAGTTTCTCTACATTTATCTAATATCAATGCATCAATCACAGAAGTACCTGATGTTAAGAAATCACAATCACACTCTTGAGCTGCACTTTGTAATCCTAACAATGTATCTTGTTCATCTCTCCACTCTTGAGTTCTATCTGGATGTACCGTCCAATGAAGTTTGACAAAATTAAACATACCTCTACCTTCTTCAGCCTCAACCCAATTTTTATGAAACCAATTACCAACACCATTTGGTGTAGAGAGTGCAATACAACTACCGCCCGTTGTCAATGTCTGTTGTGAAGCAGTCCATATCTCATCAATCTTATCAATGAATGCTGCCTCGTCAAGTATCAATAATGATAATGCTTCGGAACGAGCTGCTTCAGGTCCTGAAGAAACTGCCTTAATCTGTGAACCATTCATATATCGTAGATTCAACTTGTTATCCTCTACACATTTTTGTTTCAACCAACTCGGTAGATTTGCGTGCATAACACGAACCTTTGTTACTAAATTCTTTGCCACATCTTGTTTCGTAGCAATAACCAACACATTCTTGTCTTGATGAAATGTCATCATCCATAAAGAATATCCAGCAGTTAATGTACTGATACCAAGTTGTCTTGCCTTTAATAGTATATTAAATCTATTTTCTTGAAATTCATTTACAGTCTTTTCCTGAAAATCATATAAAGAAAATGGTATTTTACCTTGTATTGGATGTTGTATCACACAATACTTCTTCATAAAATATGCAGGATCTTGAGCACATTTTACATACTCTTGTTTAATTACTTCTTTTATTTGTTGTGCCATTATTTGCCTACTAGCTGACCTGTTAACCAAACTGATGTTGAAGTGGCCACTACTCCATAAGTAAACCATAACCATTTGTTCTCATGCCATTTAGGTTTGACAACTTTTACTTTCTCTTTATAAAGTTCAGTAGTTTCTTTTAATAAATCAATTTGATGTACTCTCGTTGAAATTATCAAAGAATCTAAAGTAGAATTTTCTTCTAACTTTTTAACTTGAAGTTCTAAATCTGAAATTAAACTTGTTTGTAAACTATCCGATGTTTCGTATTGTTTGAGTTTGTTTGCCCACTCAATTACATCCGATTTAGGTACAGATATAGTTTTTTCTTCAGATTGTCCATAAAGAAACCCAACTAATAATATGTATATAATATATCTCATATATATAAATATATACTACTTGGAAAATTTCTTCAAATATTTTAAAGCTTCGTCGCTGTCATCAAATTCAACAGCTTTCTTAGCTTCAACAATATGTTTCTTTGTAGTAGTTACCTTCCGTTTAAGTGTTGCCACTTCTTTTTTGTTAACTTTTTTCTTAGATTCAAGTACTGTAACTTGTTTTTCAAGTTCTTTATTTTCAGTCTCTTTTACCTTTATTGCCTTGTCTAACTTTTTGACTTCTTCTTTTTTCTTTCCGCCAAAAAATAGTTCAAGAATCCAATTAATGATTCCCATTGTGTTCTCCTTTACTTGGTAGTATTATACCATATTCATCACAAATTTCTTCTAATGATAAATATCCAGTTTTATCGTGTTCTGTTAAATCCATCAACTTTTTTAAAATCTTTCTATATACTCTCGTTACTTCTTCAGTCTCACTATTATTAATTTTCATATGATACTCTGCAGCAACATTACCTAATTGAGCAACCATTCCCATTATCTCAATAACCAACTCCTCAGGTAGGATCAAGTTCCGTAGATTCTTCATCTATAGCCTTTTCTAATTTATTTATATATGCTCGGGCCTCTTCAATAACTGTATTGAATTGGTCTTCTCCCATTTCCCATTTTTCTTTTTCAAGTTCGATATCAACTACACCAACACTATTGAAAAACTCTGCTTTACCACCTGTTTTTTCAAACTCATCAATACTTTGTTTCAAGTCTTTTAAGTATGCTTTTTTATTCTCATTAATTTTATTCTTAGCATATTGTTCATAATCCCCCTTCATACGAAGTTTGTTTTCCATTTCAATTTGACAATCAAAACAATGTCCTGCAATTGCCCAAAACTTGTTATCAAGTTTTTTCTTCATTGCCTTTTTACATGATGGACAAAACCAAGGCATTCTAACATCTTTCATGATGTCTGTTAATTTTCCTTGACGAGTTTCTCCACCTTTATCTTCTACCTTGCCCTCGTAACCTACTTGTACATAAGATTTTTTATGTTCCTTACCTGATAATAAATCTTTTAATACTTCATTCTGTCTTACTGCCTCTTTACTATATCCCATAATAACCTATACTCCGTATTGCCTTTTATATTTGTAATATGTCGGAATACTTACACCTAATTCATAGGTGATTTCTGTTACTGACTTATTACTTTCTAATAATTTTATTAAATCTTCTTTTTTCACTTTTGGGTTTTCCTTATAATATTTTTTACGAGCTTTCATAACGTTATTTACGTATTCTGGATTTTTCCAATGCTCTGTTGTTATTATTTTCGCCTTTTCAGACAACACCTTTCTAACTTTCGGATCGTTCATTGCCTCCTTGTGTTTTTTTGAATTTTTCATTGCTATACTTGTCCTTAATTTACTCTCTTCACTACGTTTATTTCCAAGAGTTGCCCTTCCACCCAAAATTGCAATTTCAAGTCGTCTATGTTTTGATAAATTTTGAAATTGATGTTTTTCACCAACGTTTGGTAAATTATTCCGTACCTTTTGCATTTTTTCTAAACCCTCTGTTGAATATATTTCTTCCCAAGTTTTACCTTTCTTCTTTTTATTTGCACTTACTGCAAATTCGTTATATCCACCATATCCACCTTCGTGTAAATTATATTCAGGATTTAGTTTTTTAATCCAATAAACTTCTCGTTTATTTAATTCTTCTCGTGTTGAACACTCTTCAATTATTTCCTTTTTAAAGTTTTCTATACCATATTTGACAATGGCTCTTTTTAATATTTTACCACTTCCCAAATACATTTCGTCATTTGTAGATTGCTGTCCTACATACGATTTACCATTTATCAAATTTGTTGTTTTATAAATAATCATTTTACTCTCCTATTCTCCTATATAAATAGACAGGAGTTAGAAAAGTGGTTAAAATGTCATTAATCCAGTAATCTGGTTGATCGGAGCAAAACTCCCGGTTAGTTTGAAAGTTTTACCATTATATTTAAAAACTATTCCCTCACTTGGAACAATCGAGTCTAATCCACCTATTGCATTTAATTTATCTAACTGTAATTTTAATGTGTTGAGTTTTTTCAAATCTTTACCTTGTCTAACATCTTTGATGGCCGCATCTAATTGTTTTTTCACTCTTGCAACTGTTGCATCTGGACTTGCCGCTAACCAACCACTTACATTTTTCATTATTTCCGCACCAAGTTCAAAAAATA